CCATTGATTGCAAACCCCAACTGGTGTGAACCAGCCAAGTACAAACCCGTCACGGTGTCACCAAAGAAATTCAAAGATGGAGCGGCGGCTGATCCGTTACCAAGAGTCAATGAGTTGATGAAACTCGACGTTGAAGTCTGTGAGTTGTAGACGTTTGTGCCGTCACAGATTGCAATGATGGTTTGATTCTGAGGAAGAGTAACAGTAGTTGCACCCAGGGCGCCAGTACTGAAAGTCAGTGTATAGGCGCCAGTTGTTGAGTTTTTAAGCGAGTACAACTGAACAGTAGGAGGCAAAATGACCGTGCAGTTGCTGGTCAGTGTGCCCGTGTATTCTTGAATGATGTTTGAGCCTTCAGCGGCAGTCAGAACAACCGTCCCACCAGTTACGTTTTTAGTCAACTGAGTGAAGAAAAATTGGGCAGACTGACCATATGCATAACTCACCCAGCTTGCCCCGTCAGACACCAAGACAAACGACTCTGCGATTTGCAACTGAGCGCTTGCTTGGCCATCAATGGTGTCTGTGCCAGATGGGGCAATTGCCAAAATTCCAGTGCCATTGTTTTTGACAATCACAAACCAATTTTCTGCAACAGCCCCTGCTGATGGAAGTGAGAAAGTCCCAGCGCCGCCAGTCCAAACCAACATTGACGAGCGGTCATTGTCCAAAATCGTGTAGTTGGAAGAAATGGCCGTGACTTGAGTTGCCGTGTTCAGGGTAGTGCTGATGGCTTTGAGTCCATACCCAGCAAGTTCTGCGGCGTTTGCGGCCGAGGTCCCAGCGCCAAAGGTCACCGTTGCCCAAGTGCCGTTCACCGTGGTGTTGTCGGTCACATAGACGTACTCGGCGATGCCAGAGGCAATCGAAACAATCGTGTTGCTTCCCTGGTCCACCACCGTGAAGGCGTTGGAACCAACATTTCGGATCAGCGCCGATTGGCCCACAGACACTTGAGTGGCCGGAGGCATCATCAACTCAAGGCTGGCGACAGTCGCGTTCACATCAATGATGTTTGCCACCACATCTGTCGTGTTGCCATTGATCGGCCACTGAAGCTCAGTATTGGTAGAGATGCTCAGGTATTCATAACCCACCTGAGATGGGCTAATGGTCTGGGAAGTGTATGGATTGGTGTATGTGGTCATGATCAACTATCCACTGCAACGGCTTGACGGTCCCCAACGCGAGACACATCCTCACCCTTGAGGGTCTGCATCGCTTCGGAGTACTTCTGTTGAAAGATCTGGCGCTGGTCGTTCTTGAGGAACGGCATGGCCTGGAGCAAGGTGCCAAACAGCATCGCGTTGGGCGCGTTCTGGGTCAGCCAGTTGGTCTGGTTGGTCGAACTCAAGGGGGCGATGCGCTCGTAGTACAGCACCTCAAACTCGTAGTCCTGATCCGGGGTGGGAGCCAGATACCAGTGATCCCAGTCCGTGTCAGCGTAGTACAGGGGCACATCGGTCTGAGTGGAGTCAGGCCAGTAGTTCTTGAGGTACTCGTACTTTCGCAGGAGGACGGGTTGCTTCTTGCCGTTGACCTTGACGCTCATCGACACCGTCTTGCGCCAGCGGGCAGGCTTTTGCAGGAGGGCGTTGTCAGCCAACATGGTGGATTCAGCCACCTGGAGTTGGCCCAAAGTCTTGATCTGCTCGGCGATCTCAAATTCGGCCAGGGTGATAAAGGTGGGGACGGCATCGACGACAGCCTTGTCCTTGCGTTCCAGGTATTGCAAGACCGTGGAAGTCAGACTGTCGTAAGTCATTACCCAGGATGGTGTCGTCATTTCGGGCCTTTCGGTTGCGCGGATTTTCCCACCAGGACGGGGTTGGCATCAAGCGGCATGGTACTCAGCCTCCGTCAGGATTCCGGGCTTGTATTTGCCCTCCGGCCTGAAGATGGTCAGTTCCTGCTGGCGCATCTCAGGGGAGAAGGAAATGTGCATCCAGCGACCATACTCGTGGATCATCTGGTCGAACTTGATCCCAGCCTTTTTGACCATCTGGCAAAGCTCATAGGGGGTGTGGGTAGAGGATGAGCAGTCAATCGCCCATCCATCCATGTGAGAGGACACCTTGGACCCCCCAACGGCCACATTGACCTCGGGCAGGCGAAGCCAGGAATTGACCCGCAAAGGCCCGGAAACGGCCCTCACGGCCTCCAGTTGAGCGGCGGCGCTCACCATGTTGGCCAACTGCTGGGCGCTTGGCTGGTTGTTGATTCCCAGGCGTATGGCCGTCTCGCTGTAGGTGGCCTCCTCCAGGGTGAAATGGGCGCTCAGGTTCATTTGATGGGCTGGGCCTTAGAAAGCAGGTCAGTCTTGGCCTGGGAGCCTGCGCTGGAGCCAAAATAGTAGGCAATGATGCCCGTCCAGGCCGTGCCCAAGGACCCCAGCATCATCATCAGGGCGGGATTGCTGGAATCCACCTTTCCCGTCAACATCATGCCCAGGATGCCAAAAAAGCCCACAGTGACGATTGCGGCAAGAATCGGGGGAACGACAGACCGGGTGGCGGCTTGCATGTCACGGGCCGATTTGCGGTCGTCCACGGCCAGCTTCTCGAAATTCAGGCCCAACTCCTGGGCCTGCTTCTGGAGTTCGATCTCGGCAATCTTGAGTTGGGCGATCTGCTCGGAACTGAGCTTGTTGCTGGAAATCATGTCCTGAACCTTGTCAGGCTCGACCCCGATGGCCTTGGAAATGGCGGTGACAGCCATCCCGGCCAGGGGGCCACCAAATGCGGTGGCAATCGTCGGAGCGATCTGTTTGAGCCAATCCATTATTCCTTCTCCTTTTCCTCAAGCCGTTTGACGATTTTTTCAGCCTTCTGTACTTCCATTCTGGCCTCATGACGCGCTTTCAACGTATCAATGTAAACAATGAACATCAAAGGCAGAAAAATTAAAATAGCGGCAACAATTGAAATGACAGCAATCAAAAACCCCATCTGATTTTCCTCTCCAGACTGATCAGGTACAGAAGCACGTACAGGTACCCCGCGACCAGCACCGCCGCCACGACCGTTAGAACCTTGTCCTCCAGGTCGAGAAACAGTTTTTTGCGTTGCCATTCAGCCTGCGCCTTTTCCCGTTGTTCCTGCTCAATTGCCAATCGCTGTTCCGCTTTGATCTGCTCACGCATCTTCTGGAAGTCAGTCCAAATTGCGCCAAGTTCTGGCGGGCTTTGGTAGATCAGAAGATCCTTCAATTCAGCCTCCATTTGGACAAGCCGCCGTTGCGCGAGGACCCGGTCCAACGCCTGCTGGTTGAGTGATTCAGAGCTTGTCTTGACGATTCGTTTCTTTTGCTCTTCGACTTGCTGGTGGACTTTTTCGTGCGCGTTGAAGAATGAAGAGAGGTGCTTACCAATATCGGTGGCAACGTCGTGGACTTCCTTACCCACCGCCTTGTACTCTTTGTAGAGAGCGCAACCCTTCTTAATCGCGCCAACCGCAGAATTCGCCAAAGCGAGAAGGGTAAGTGGGTCCACATTTTCAGACGCCGAATAATTTGTGGATGAACTGAGCCGCCGCGCCGGGGCCAAGAAGGACGAAAACGATAACCACATAGAGTAGATACTCAATGCGGGTCATGCGCTTGTCGCCCTTCTCCAGACGCTCCTCGATGTGGCGGTACCTCAGTGCAGAGGTTTCTTCATGAACCGCCAGTTTGGCCTCGACGGACAGATCAGTCACGATTTACTCCTCGGTTGACGCCTGCGGGGCTGGAAGCTGGCTTGCGGCTTCCTGTTGCAGGGCTTGGACTAATTGATGGACCTCTTGGTACGGGCGGGTGCCCAGGTAGCCAATGATCTGGTTGAGCAGTTGGGTTGAAATTTGCAGTGATTCCATTTTTTCTCCAAAGGTTAGTTTTTAATTTCAGCGAACACATTCACGAAAACCGTGCCGTCTTCCAACGCCTCGATTTCGTGCCACTCCCCAGCAATCAAGTTGACGGGTTGAGTGTCTTTTGTCATGACCAACTCACGACCTTCTTTGCGAATGATGCATTTGCCAGCATGGCACATCGTCAAGTGAGAGTATTCATGATCATGACGTGGCAAGCCCTCTCCTTTGTTCGCATGATAAACATTCAGGCCTGCGCCATCCTGTATGACATGAAACTTTTGGAGAATTGGCTTGATCACAGCACCTGCGCTCCTTCAACCGTTGGCTGATTGGGTGCAGGCGCTGTAGATTGGGATTCTGGAACTGGGATAGGCTCAAGAGTACCAGTCGTGCCGACCTGCGGAACAACCACTGCAAGCTGTTGCTCTTCCCAATACCGAACAGGCTCATACATTCTGACAATCTGCTCCAGCGTTTCACCTTCATAAGGCAAACGAGCGCCGATGTGCATGGTCTGATGACCTTCTGCTGTGTAGACGATCTCCATGCAACGAGCTTGCTCATTGACTGAAATGATTTCAAAAGAGTAAGTGATGCTCATGTGATGCTCCCAAGTCTTGTTCCTGTTGCTGTCCAAGTGATGTTTGAGTTGCCAGATACTGCGCCGCCTCCAGATCCGCCAGATCCACCATTAACGGTTCCAGCCGATCCTGCCGCTCCTCGCGTTCCACCACTACCACCATAACCACCATAGAATGTTGCTGGGAATCCGCAATAACAAAGCGTATTTACGCCCCTTGTTCCACCTCCACCAGCGGATGTATAGGTTCCAGAGCCACCAGCACCAGCAGTTCCACCTCCACTAGCTCCCCCAGAAGAATTGGTGGAAAAAGAACTAATACCTCCACCACCGCCGCCGCCACCAGCAACACCAGTGTTGTTACCACCACCACCGCCGCCACCGCCA